AGTGATCCATACCAGAGCACATCATACTCTAGAGGCAGATGTTCATGGTCATGTTCATCAGTTTCTCAGGAAACATCCTGAGACCTGTGACTATATTGACTATTGAATTCCACAAAACTGGAAAAATTTTTCCCGCAATTTTTTGGATCAAATACCTGAGGTCTTCAGTTTACTATTCTTGTATGCTTTTGACCTCTTGTATCTGTTTTGTGATTTGAAGTCATTCACAAACTGAATTAAGTATTCTGGTTTGAGGAAATAGATTTCTCTTTTCTTATCGTTCTCTGTGGTTTCCCACTCTGCAATAGTAACTGGTCTCGATGCCACATTACCATTGATAGATGAATAATTTGTACCATTCCAATAAACGAATGGTGTATTGTAGAAGGTCTCGTCCACAACGAGACCTTTTTTTAATGCGATGACATCTTTCTCACCATACTGTGCATCAGTCACAGTATAACCTGCATTAACTTCATAGGTTTCATAGTGATGAATGACACCGTATGGATCATCATACTTCTTCTCGATGTACTTAGTCAGTTCATAGTTAGTCTTTGGCCAATCAAAACTTCTGTTCAACAGGTTGTTAGTCAAAAGAATAATCCAATCATAGAATGGATCACCGTATGCTTTGTATGCTAAGTTGTCAGGAGTATCACCATCCTGGATAGCATACTTCTGAAAGAACACAGCATTGCTGAAGACCTCTTCTTTGATTCTAAATCTTTTGAAGAAGTTATGTGCTACGATGTAATCCGATTCAGAGAACGGATACTTGATTGGTTTCTGATCGTACTCGATCTTTGAAGTTGATCCAAAAAACATTAGTATGATTCCTCTGATATGCTGATGTCTTCGTCGTAGACAAGTTTTGTTTCTATGAATCCAATTTCAATCTGAGTTGCAACTGGATACCCTTCATATGTAGATGCATATACACCATCAGGAGTATAACTGATATCATAATCAGTAATAGCACACATCTTATATTGTGTCAGATATGGATGTGGATTAGAACCTCTCATGAATGTAAATCTACACAGGTTTGGTAGTCCAATCCATCCATGGGCACCTGCTGCTGATGGGTCTGATGATCCTTCAAAAAATCCAGAATTACTTGTATTATATTTTGGGAGCATTGCTTTTTTGAATACTCTCGAAATTTGATCAACTTGGATTGCTTCTTTCTTACTATATGGAACCATTAAGAACTTAACTCTGAATGTTCTTAGATCATGTCCACCAAAAATTAATTCTGCATTTGGATTTAAGATAGCACCACCAGTAGAAGAGAAGATATCATTTCTTGTTAATGAATCGCCAGTTACAGAACTAATTAAAGAATTGACTGCTTGAAATGTTCCTTCGTCTTTGAATCTTCCAAAAGCACTGCCAATAGTATTGCCAGTTTCTTTCATCATCTCTTTGACATTTCCTGCTGTAAGTTGTCCAGCGGATGTTAGTAAACCAGCAGCAATATTACTGAACTTCTTACCAGTCCAGTCTGCTTTGTATGAGGTTGTCACACCTTCTGGCATGTATAATAAAATTTTTGCTAGTTTTGAAGATGGTGATCCTCCACCAGCAGTAGAGTTATAACCATCTAACCCTTCAGTTGTAGTTCCTTTTTTGAAAGGAGGTTCATAATCAAAGAATTCAAAGTACATATAGTCAGATTCTTTCTCTGCAATATCAATAGGATATCTCAAACTAACCTGACTATTTGTTGCACTAAGACCTAACTTAGCAACACTTGTAGGAAATGATAGTTTTGTTACACTACTTTCTTTTGCTGCTGCTTCAGTTTTTATTTTATCAATTTCCTCTTGAGGAGGAATACCAAGAATATATTCATTAAATGCGTCTCCAAAATTCATTATCTACTCATCTCCTTTGATCGTTTGTTACCATATCCATAGATAATTCTTCGTGCTTTGATAGAATCGTATCTGTTTTCATCTACCTCATCCCACACATCTTTCTTATCGTATGGGAACACATGTCCTTGGACATCTTTAACAAAATCTTCTGTTGGGAGTAGAACAGCAGTCTGCCATTCTGTGGAGGCAAGGTCTAGATATAAACCTTCTACATGATTATTCAAGTATTTATGGAAACATGCCTTAGGCATGTCAATCATGCCTTGTCTGAGTTTTTTGATTGCAATTAATCTTCTCTTAGGTTGCATGTAGTGTAAGTTTGCTCCCCAAAATTCTGTACGATTAGACTTGATAACATAGACTAGAGGGAATCTGTCGTAGTAAGGCAACCATTTCATCTTTGCCTTGTACTCAAACATGTAGATGTGTCCTGCTACAGGATATCTACGCAACATATTCTGATCTTCTAGTTCAGACTGTTGTATCCTATCTCTCTTCTCATCCAGTGCGAACTTGCGTAAGTCTTTTCCGTACTTTGATGCTTCTTGTTTTACTGCACTCTTATACCATCCCACTGACTTTTTTTCGTTTCCTGCCAGTAACCTTATCCTCTCGAATAAAGTCATATAGTTGGTGCTAGTGTTATTTACTGCAAATCCAGTTGCCATTGTTCTAGACTCCTAAGTGATCTTCGGTTAGTATTAAGAAGTTCATCTGCCTGTCTTCACAATACTCACGCGCTGCTGACCACTTAGTTTGGTTTTTAGCGTATGTTAATGCAGCATTACGATAAGAGGCAGTCTTTTTGTTCTTGTCATTCGGTGGTTTTGTTTGTTTCTTGGGTTTTACTTCAATGATATACTTGGTTATCTTACCTGATTTTTCACGGACCTTAATATAAAAGTCAGGAAAATATCTTCTCAATTTACCATCAGGTGCTCTGTATGGTATGATAATCTCTTCACTACCCCACTGTAATATGTTGGGATTGTTGTCACAGAACACCATGAACTTCCGTTCCCATAACGATCTATAAACGATGTTTGTAGGGTTGCCACGGTACTTCTGAGGATGTATTGGTTTAAAATACCCAGAGTACGCCATAAATATAGTTGTTCCAACATAGCTATTTAGCGTGGCATCAACGAACCTCAACAGTTTTATTCAAAAAATTGGACAACATGGATCTATGTCCATGTCCAATACTTATGATGTTCACTTTCAATTTCCTGCCGACGCGGCATTTTTGTCTGCTTCATTATCACCTTATACAGAAGGTCAAGCAGAGACCTCTATGTTAAAATTGTTATGTGATGAAGCGCAACTTCCTAATGTTGGTACATCCACAGGAAATTTGACTGGTAGATATACTGGTTCAGGAACTGTTGCATACGCACATACAAAAGTATATAATGAATTTCAGTTGGGTTGGATGCTAGATGCTCAAGCATATCCTCTGAAGTTTTTGAACACATGGCATGATTTTATCTTCAATGATATTACTGCTACAAATCCTATCACTGACAGTGATGGTAATTTCACATTTGGTTTCACTGATAGGCAACAGACTTCGGGTAGTCTTGATGTTCATAGAGCAGCATTAAAAGCAAAGGCAAAAAATAGAACAACTAGGGTAATGTACCCAAATCAATATCAGTGTGATATAATTATCACTAAGACTGAAATGGCAACCAAAGTAGCAGGTGGTAGAGCGGATAGACCATCTATCTCTTACTATATGGAGAGAGCGTTCCCTATTGCTATCGATGCTGTTCCATTATCATATGGATCGTCTCAGATTACTAAGGTGACTGCACAGTTCCAGTACGCTAGACATCATACATTCTATAACGACAGCAAACCATAGTCAAAATCGACTTTTCGATTCCATGAAAGGGGGAAAATTTTTTCCGCCAATTTTCGACTAAAAAAGTCGATCTAAATAGTATTATGAAATGAGGTACATATAATGGCTATCCCAAAGATTGCCTTACCGACCTATGAGTTGGTAATCCCGTCAACGGGCAAAAAGATTAAATATAGACCTTTTCTAGTAAAGGAAGAAAAGGTACTTCTCATCGCTCTAGAAAATAACGACGAAAAAGAGACGGAGAAGGCAGTAAAGGATCTGTTAAAAAACTGTATTATCACTAGAGGTGTCAAACTTGAAGATTTGGCAACTTTTGATTTAGAGTTTATTTTCCTCAGAATTCGTGCAGCGTCTGTTGGTGATATTATTGAAATGAAGGTAACTTGTCTAGATGATGGTAAAACTGAAGTTAGCGCGAATATTGACATCAATGATGTTCAGGTAGAATTTCCAGAAGGGCATGATAAGAAAATTATGCTAAATGACGATACTGGCGTTATTATGAAATATCCTGGTTTTGATCGTTTTGTTGAATCTTCGGTTACTAACAAGTCATTGTCAACAGATGATGTTTTTGGGATTGTAGCAGAATCGATTGATCAAATTTTCCAAGGTGAAGAGGTGTATGATTCTTCTACGACCTCAAAGAAGGAATTTTTGCAATTCGTTGAAAGCATGACAAATACTCAATTTGAGAAAATTCAATCTTTCTTTGAAACTGCTCCAAAACTGTCGCATACCTTTTCTGTGGTAAATCCCAACACTGGAGAAACATCGTCCTACACAATTGAGGGATTAGCAAGTTTTTTCGGATAGCACTCTTCCAAAATAGTCTGGAAGGGTATTACAAGACTAATTTTGCTTTGATGCAACACCATAAATATAGCTTGACGGAGATTGAGAATATGATGCCTTGGGAAAGGTTAGTTTACACTAGTCTTCTAATACAGTATCTCGATCAAGTTAAAAAAGAGCAAGAAAGTCAAAAATAATGGCATCTGGGACAGCAGCATTACAAGATACTAGAGGAGAAGGTAATCTTCTAGGTAAAATCGGTTCTGCTATTGCAAACCGAACGAAAGCTGCTGCTCAAATGGCACGCAAAGAGCGTGCATTCGCTGAAGAACAAGCAGAGAAAGGTGATACCTCCCTAGATGAAGCAGGTATTGAGAAAGGATATTTTTTTAAGAGAGCATTAGGATCCACATTTGGTGGAGACAAGATTGCTAGAACTAGAGGTTATTTTGAGAAGAATCCTCCTGCGGGAAGAGATCCTACAGGGACCAGGGAGTCTAGATTCAGAGGACAGTTTGATTACGAAGCATCTGTTACTCCATTAGAACCAATTATTCCTCCACCAAAACCAATTTCTCCGTTTGAGTTGGAGCAAACGAGAAAAAAGTTGACGATGGAGAACATGCTGAGGAAACCCAGCACTGTCGCGACAGAAGATTCTGAAGCAACTCCAGTTATCGATAAATCACTCAATAAGCAAGTTGCTGCTGCACTTGGTGGTATTGAATTGCAACTTACCAGACTATCTGGTAAACTAGAGGGTGATAAAAATAATACAAATGCTGTTGCAGGATTAGTATCTAAGAATTCTCAAATTCTTGTAAAAGGATTTGATAGTATGGTTGCAGCGTTGTCTGCATTTAAGGATTCTGTACAACAACAGACAAAATCCAAAGAAACTATTGCTAGAGAAGAAGAGCAAACTGCAGAGAAGTTAGCAGATAGACAGAGTATAGAAGCAGAGCAACTACAGCAAGAACAAATTGATGGTGAAGCAGGTAATGCTGATGTTCTTGGTGGTGAAGGAGGAGGAGAAAAGAAGAAAGGTGGTGGATTTGGACTGTCTAATTTCCTAGGCATGAGAGGAGGTTTTGGTAAGTTTGGAAGAGGACTGAAATTCTTAGCAAATCCAAAAGTATTAGCAGTTCTTGCTGCAGTTGCAGCAGGTGCTGGATTATCTGCATTCCTTGGCAAGTCTATTGGTAAACCTAGGGTAGAGGCAGAAGCAGAGAGAATGGAAACCAATGTGAAAGCAGGTGGAGATCCTAACTTCCGTCCTCGTGATGCTGGTGGTTCTGGTAGCCTCAATGACTATCAGATGTTCCCTGGTGCATATACTGGTGGTACAACAACAAAAGAAACCTTATTGAGAGTTTCTGAGGGTAATTCTAAAGAAAGAATCACCCCTATGAACAAAAGCACTTACATGATGCAAGCGCAAGCACAGTATGAAGTGATGAAGAAAAAGCGTAATGATTATGCTCTAATTCAATCAAGAGGATTGCAGGAGTATTTTGACAATCGCAGTGGATGGAAGACTTTTGTTGATGTCATTAAAGGATTCTTTGATGGTTTTAAAATTAGTGATATTTTCAGTGGTGGTGGTAGAGATCCTCTAGTTCCAGAAGATTTTACTCCTGTCGGTGGTGCAACAGGAGAACAAAACCTTGCTGCATTCTTATCGACTATGGAAGCAAGTGGTAATCAGAACCAAGCAGATGCGTTCCAAGTAATGCTTAACAGAACTGCTGATGCAAAAGCAGGTGGTTCTATGAGAGTATATGGTGACACCTTAGCAGAACAAATTACTGCTAGAGAACAATTCTCACCACTTTCATCTGCAATTTATGGCGTTAGTGAGGATAGTGCAGCAGCTAAAAAGTACGGTCCTATTTCGGAAGCATTAGGTAGCAATCCAGAAGAGAGGAGGGCAAAATTACTTGAGATTGCTTCTCAACCAGATGGATTAGTTAAACTACAACAACTATTTGGTGGTGGTTCTGCAACTGATGCGGCAAAAGTATTGCAAGATTTTAAAACTGGAGGAGCACTATCTCAGCAATCTGCTACTGATATTGGATCTATGGTATCTTTCAGGGGATATAATCCCGATGGAGGATATGATTTTAGGAGAGGAACAGGTGGAAATTACTTCTTCGGTCAAGGATCAAAAGGTAAAGTAGGTTCACTAGCTCAGGTTTCTCCTGAAGAAGAGAAAGCATCTAGATTTGCTGAATATCAATTACAAGGCAATACTCCACACACCATTGTAAAACATGGTGAAGGGTATTATAGAGTAAATGAAATAGGAGCAATTGGTGGAGATCCAATGACACTAGATACGGCGGAGAAAATTACCAATAAACAAACTGGTGAATTGATGCCAATGTATAAATTGCAATATAAACCAGGAAAAGATCCTATAAAAGAAAACTTGTTAAACCCAGGAACTCTTCCATACATTCCACCTACTCCTAAAGGAGATGAGCAAGTTTCTCCTGGTCCTAACGCTTCTTCGCAAGTAGCACCTCTTTCTACAGAAGTTGCGATGAATAGAGATAGAGTAAGGAGTCAACCTGCTATTATTAATTTACCAATGCCAGGAACACAGGATGGTGCTTTGCCTAAACAAGATACGGTACAACATGCACCAGCGGCGCTTACTCCTGCATGGTTACATACCACATCAACTTGAGGTAACTAATAATGAGTAAGGAATTTTTAGACCCTCAAAGACCATATTACCCAGGTAAAATTAGTGATGCTCAATGGGATCGCCTGAGAGCGAAACTACTTGGTGGTACAGATGCTAGTGGTACATCATACAGTAGAATTGTTAGTGTAACTGAATCGGAAGCAGACACTATCATTGAGAACATGAAGAAGGATCCTAAGGGATACCCTCAAATGCACACTCCTGGTGGTGCCGAGCAGTATAAAGTATTGGAAGGGTATTACAACTTCTTGGTTGATGAATACCTAGAGAAACCTTTTCGTAAGCAAGTTAATGCTAAGATTGAAGAGGAAGAACGAAAAGCAAAACTAAAAGAACTGCTTGCCAAAAAAGCAAATACTGATGTATTCAAGAAAGCATTAACTCCTACTGTATCAAAGGTAGAACCACCACAGGTAACTCCTCTACAAGATAAGGTAGAACCACCTAAACCATTAGAACCACCTGCTCCACCAACGCCTGTAGCAGCACCTGTTGCTCCACCAGAACAGACTAGTAAGGTAAAAGAGAAGAAACCAAGACCAGTCAAGCATCAAAAACTTGAGTCTGGTATGGTTACAGTTCTCAAGAGAGTAGAGAAGAGTCTGAAAGAGACTGTTAGTGTCATTGGTAAATCAAATGACGATGTACAGATAAGACTGGAGAATCAGGGCAACCTGATGATGAGTGGATTTACAAAGGTAACCAATGTAATCAACTCTACTGCTAGAGCATTGCGTGAGCAAACTGACAGCATTGAAAAGATTGCTCAAGAGAAAACTCAAAATCTAGAAAGAGAATTAGACAAAGCATCTGCTGCTAAAGAGCAAGCATTGCAGGAAAAGTTAAATGGTGCTGCTGGAAACTCTAGACTGCAAAAACTAAAAGACGTTCTCTCTGGTAAGAAAGGCGGACAAAGTGGTAGTAAGCTCAAGAATTTCTTTGGGTCTGCAACTCGATTGGGTTCTGCTAGAGGAATCACTAGATTTATGAGAAGAGTGAGAAATCCAAGAAGAACGATGACAGCAATGCGTCGTCTTGCTAGGATGAGACTAAAGAAAGTTCCTTTTGTTGGCAATGCTCTTGCTAGACAGGGTAGTAGACTAGTTAACTTTGGATCAAAAGCATTTAGACCAATTGCTTCTCCAATCGGCAAAAAAATTGCTACTAGAATTGGTGGTAAGACAATTGCGAAAGCAGTTGGTAAAGGTGTAGGAAAGTCTCTTATTAAGAAAGTACCGTTGCTTGGTGCAGTTGCTGGTGTTGCTTTTGGTATTGAAAGAGCAATGAAAGGTGACTGGTTAGGAGCAATTGGTGAAGTTGCTTCTGGTGTTGCATCTACAGTTCCTGGTGTTGGTACTGCTGTATCGACTGGTATTGATGCTGCATTGATTGCTAAGGATGTTGCTGGCGCTGAGACTGGTGGAGAGATTCCTGGCATCTCTAGTCTTCCTGGTACAACCAGTAAAGGTGAATATGATAGAGCAAGAAGAGATGCAGGAATTAAAGATCTATCTATTGCTTCTTTCATGGAAGAAGAGGAGGCAAAATTAGAATGGCAGAAGAAAAATCGTAATAAAATTGCAAGTATTCTTAGTGACGGATATCAATTATATTTCCCAACTGCATTGAAAGAACTAGCAACTAAAGTTTGGGATGTTATCAAGTCTTTCTTTGGAAATGTGGGTAATTGGATGAGGACTAATCTTATGGGTCGATCTGGCGATGGATTTTTGGGTCCACAGTGGTTAGGTTTAAGAAATCCTTTTGCTGGACCTCAAGGAGACATGCCAGAAGCAAAGGGCGAATATGATATTCTTATTCCTCTTGATCATGTAAAACCAGAATTAGCAGGTAAATTCCCTGACACTGAAGCGAAAGACAGTTTTAAGCAATCAAGAGCAACTGGAGCAGCAGGAAGAGAAAGAGATCATCAAGATGCTGCAGCAGCAAAATTAAAAGAAAAACTAGAAGCAGGTGGTCTCAGAGTAAAAATTGTTAAACCAGAAGAATTTACATCATATCAAAAACATGATGAATATATTAGAGCAGAAGCAGCAAAGGGAACTAGGATTCTACCTTTACACTTTGACGCAGGTGAAGATGCATCTGGAAAAATAGCAGGAACTGGATTCTTAACTAGAGTTAGAGCGGGTGATGCTGAAGACGCAGCATTTGCTGCTCCAATTCAAGAAGTATTTGAAGATTTCCAATCAGAAAATACTAACTTAGGTAGATTGGGACAAATGGACACGGTTTCTAATGCTACCGTTAATGCGGGTGCAGAATCTCCTGCTGCCTTGTTAGAATTGGGTATCATGGTTTGGTGGGAAAAACACTATGGTAAAAACTTTACCGAGACCGATAAGTTTGACGAACTAATTACGGGAGTTTCGGATGCTATTCTGGAAACGACAAAACCTCGTCAACCAGAACCAAAACCACTCCCACTGCCACCAGTTGTACCATCTCCATTATCATCTCTTCCTCAAAATTCTGGTCAGTATGCAATGCCAGACTACTTGTCAACTGGATTTACTTTGAGTACACCATCTATGAATTTCTTGCAGTCAAATCAAACAACAGTTGTTCCTCAATTGAGTTCTTCTGCACCACAACTCGATGTGAACTTCCTAGATATAATAGAGTCTGGACAACTTAGTAGGTTAAAATAATGGCATCGTATCAACAGTCAAGATCTTTTACGATTGAGAGTATTGTAATCTTCGGAAGGCAGTCTGGAGGAGATCAAAAATCTTATGACATCACTAAATTATGCACAAATATTCTGTATGTTGAAGATATCACGAAACCATTCTTGCAGTGCAATCTATTCATTGTAGACAGTGCTGGATTGATTAACTTACTTCCTATCTCTGGTGGAGAAAAAGTAGTTATCAAATTACAGGATGGAACTGGAGCAGTAGAACAAAAGGATTCTATTGAATATGATCTTCGTGTTTGGACAATTTCTGGTAGACAAACAAATGGCAAAAAGCAGACTTATATTTTAGGACTTTGTTCTGCGGAAGCATTGACTAATGAGACGGTCAAAGTACAGACAAAGTTACTAGGTAAAGCAGAAGGTATTATTCAGAAACTACTAGGACCAGAAGGACTAGGATCTACAAAAACTCTCGCTGCTGAAGAGTCTAAGTTCTCTATGGTATTCAATGGAGGAAACAGAAGACCATTTGATATTGGTAGTATCTTGGCAAAGAAATCTGTTCCAAACACTGCTACTGTAACTACAACAGCATCGTCTGGTGATACTAAACCATCTGTTAAAGGTAGTGCTGGTTATTATTTCTGGGAGACTCGCAAAGGTTATGCATTCTATTCTATTGATGGATTACTAGATCCAGAAGATGAAGATAGACCAGCATACTTATATGTTGAGAGGATTGGTAATGTCGATGATAGTGATGATACATTTAAAATCCTAAAGTGTGATTTCAAATCAGAAGTCAATATCCTCAAGAATTTGAGATCTGGTAAGTATTCAAGCACGATGGTTTTCTTCAATCCTTCGACGGGAAAGTATTCTGAATATTCTTACTCTTTAAAAGATTCATATGAAGGGATGAAGCACCTAGGAACAGCAGGTGTTGCAGCAGTTCCTGTTGCAGAAAAAGAACTATCAGAGTTCCCTACTAGATACATTACAGAGATCCTTGATCATGAATCATGGTTCACTGGTGGAGATATTGCATCTCCAGAAGAGGGAGATGGTGGAGACAGTCCCACACCATATGCTGATTGGCAAAAATATTTTATGGCACAGAGTATTGCCAGGTATCAGTCTATGCATAATCAGGAATGTGTGATTACTGTCCCAGGACAAGCACAAATCTGTGCAGGAGAGAAAGTAGACATTAGACTAAGGAACAAAGTTGCTAACTCTGAGGAAGCAAAGGAACCTGATGATAAAGAGAGCAGTGGATTGTATCTAATTAAATCAGTCACTCATTCTTATGATCTCGTTTCTGGAATACAAGGAGACTTCACAACAACTTTACACTTGATTCGTGATTCCTATGGTATGCTTGATAAGGATACTGCTCACGATTCGGAATAAATAACACGGAGGTAATTACCTATGGATAGCATCGAACAGCATATTGAGAAAGATAAGGAAATTCTTCAAAACCCTTTGACTTCTCCACAGCAGCGTCGCCATATTGAAGGTG